AATTTTGTTGAAGAAGTGAAGGAATGTAACAAACAGTTTTTAGAAATGTTATATAAAATGATTTACACATCAATTGCGTGGTTGTCCATTCAACTTCAATCAGATATTATACAAGATATATTAGTATTCGATGAGAATAATATTCAAATATCTTATGTCGAAAAATGGTCAGATAATGGTTTTTTGACTAATATTTCTAAAGAAGGAACACTTGCTTATTTATCTGCAATATCAGAAGATGTTTTTGCAGAAATTGATATTTACAATGTTCCAAAAAATATTGTTTCAAGTTCCAAGGAGGTTGTAGAAAGTATATACCAAGAACAATATAAAAATCTCAAAGATCAATCCGTTAAAATTCAAAAGAAGATGAATAAAGGCGATGAAACAAGAAAAACTCTTCGTGAAAGAATTCAAGAAATGAAAGACAACAAAACAGCAAGACAGAATAAGAATAATATAGAAAAGTTGTTAAATGGTTATATCGATGCTCTTATGTATATGCCAAGTTACAAGTATCAAAAAATTCATAAATTTTTGCTTGGTTGTTGTTTACAAGAGATAGGAACTAAATTTGTACCATATATGGATTTTGATAAAATGGGAAGAACGGATTTAATATCTGCTAAGTTAAGTTATGCTAAAAACCGAATGACAAATAAGACAAGTTATCCTCTTTATTATATTATGTCGGATAAAACATATGATTCAATTGATGATAAACCTTTTGTACCACCATCTATGTTTTCTAGCGAAGATAAAACATTTGATAAATGGTTAAACGAAATGAAAGACGTATCTTTATTATTACCTTCGAATATTATTGAGACTATGCAAAATGATACATCAAAAGTAGAAAATAATGCTATTTTGCATTTAAAAATATTGACAAAAACGTCAGGTTATAAAAACAAAAATGATTTGAATTCTTTATTGGATACTTATGTCAGTAAATCTAACATCTTCAAGTTATTACGTAAACAACTACTTTCATTTGCAACAGAAAATACTAATGAAAAAATGTTATTGGATATGGCAATAAGTGAGTTGCAAACAATTGATCAGAAATTAAAAGAACTTGCGACATTATATAACGAATATAATGAAAAAGATATAGATATTATTCATAAATATATTTTAACGAGATCATTGTGTCTTCCTTTCAATCCAGATATTGCCCAAAACAATATATTAAAGTCAAGCATAGAAGTTTCTGGGAATTTTGTCGAAAGCATAACAAAAAGAATTTATGTTTCTGTTGTCAAATATTTGAATGCTGTCAAAATGCCATCAGAAGAAGAAAATCTAGATTTTGTAAACAAATTAAGAGAAAAGAATAAAGAGAAAAAGTTATCTTTCATGAATCAGAAAACACAAGAAGAAAGAGAATTATATGATCAATTTAAACAGATTGGTATTAAGCATGATAATTTTGAAACAGAAGACTATGACGAAGAATCAAAAGAAGATAATAAGATAATATACGATAATGTTGAAATGAATGATGGTGAGAATGATTTTTTGGTACAAAATGATGACGAATATGATGACGATAATCTCGATCATGAAAACTATGGATTTTTACACGATTAACTCAAATACATATAAGTGATAAAACATATATAAAGAATAATTATCGAACAAAAATGCCTCGTAAAGCAAAACCGAAAGAAATAGTTGGGGATAACAAAAAAAGTAAAAAGAATCTTTTAAATACTATGGTAAAAAATGTAGAAAAAGATGAACATTTTGTTTTACAGTTACCATTATCACAGAATCATATTAACAATATCATAAATAAAAATAAAAACAAGAATTCTATCAATGAACCGGTACCATATGAAAAAAATTGTTGTTTTTTAGACGAATCGCACAATGCAATCGAGAAATACACCATTGGAATTGAAACGGTTGAAGAAGTAACAGAGTCACATATACCAAGATGTTGTTTTTGGTGTTGCCATGATATTGAATATAAAAGTTTTGGGATGCCTATCAATTATGATACTACATGTGACACATATACAACATATGGTTCATTTTGCTCGTTACAATGTGCAAATGCATACAACTTTTCAGTCAATAGAGGGAGTGACGTTCTTTGGGAAATAAACAGTATGATTCAAATGATTGGCAAAAGACATGGTATAACTAATTTCATACGACCTGCTCCTTCAAAATATTTATTAAAAATGTTCAATGGTTTCCTTTCTATTGAAGATTTCAGAAAATTACATCATAATGATGAATCGAGTCACATATTAAATTTACCACCAATGATTTCCATACCATCGGGATATGAAGTAGTAAATACATCATATATAAAGAAAAATTCTGAATGCTAAGAAATCAAAAAAATGACTTAAAGATATAAAAATATTATCTTAAGTGTCTTGAGTAATGTCATTAAAATCCGATGAAGGAAATCTTTTCTTTTCGCCATATCGTGTATCAACAATAACTTGTAATGCAAATATTTGCGACAATATTAATATTGATTTACGAACCCTGTTTAAAAATATTAAAATAGAAGGTAATGATGACAATTTCATTTGGATTCAGTATTTGAAAGAAAATAATGAAAACACAAGAGGAATTTACCCCAAAAAACAAAGAAAATCAAAACCAAATACGGAAAAAAAGAACAGATTCGACAATCAAATAACTGTCATTTATCGATTTAACGAATCATATTTTCCAAATGTTAAAATATTCAAAAATGGAAACATTCAATTGACCGGAATAAAAGACTTTGATCACACAAAGATCATTGTAAATAATATCATAGATGAAATTAAAAGAATCTATAGATTTGATCAAGAAATTATTGTTTCCGATGACCACGAAGATTGTATTAAAAAACTCTCATTTGGAAATTTCAAGGTTAGAATGATAAATACTGATTTCAAAATTTATGAAGATATTGATATGCAAAATAGATTCAGTATCAAAAGAAGAGAATTACATAATATTCTTATAAGCGATAAATACTACAATAAAAGTAGTTTTCAACCAGGTGTGTATCAAGGTGTTAAACTTGAATATTATTGGAATACAAATAATAAAGAAAAAAACGGAATATGTAAATGTGTGACAAATTGTTTTGGAAAGCAAATGGGATCAGGTGATGGTAACTGTAAAAAGGTAACGATTGCTATATTCGAAAGTGGAAGTATTCTCATCACCGGTGGTATTACATTCGATCAAGTGAATGATGCATATAAATATATATGTAAAGTTATTTACGATAATAGAATGACTATAAAAAAACAAATTTCCATGGATTTAATTATTTAAAACACATGATATTGGATATATCGCTTTCAAAACTATATGGATTATTTAAAATAGAATTATTTCCGGGTCGGATAGAAGTTGGTATATGTTTTTTAGCAAGTTCATTATAATGCTCGGAATACGCTACTGCATCTGGATCAACACGTTCTCCTCTATATTCTTTTGCCCATTGTGTGTTTGTATAGGGAAGATCACTTGAATATAAACCAGCATATCGCATAGGAGGTGGTATACCAACATTTTCTTCAGGAAGAATATAACTATAATCAAGATTTGAAAATTTCATATATTCTCTTTATTTTTACTCAAGGTTTTTTTTCTTTTAATTTTGAAATATCTACATATTTGTCAAACATTTCTTTTCCTATTTGCTTTGAAAGTTCTTCTGACGATACTTCGTCATTTACAATCTGCTCTCTTTTCTCGAGAAAATAGTTTAATTGATTCATATCAAAATCTTTTCTAGTACACATATCAAAAAGAACAGGATATCTTTCACAAAAAGGTGCATGAGATATTTTTAACTGTTCTATTCTATCATTATGAGACACTGATCCGCCTTTCAAAATGAATTCTCTAATATACGTGATGTTTTTTCTAATTTCATTTGTTGTCATGCCATCTGCAATAAATGATTTACTGTTACCCTTAGTAATGTCATCTATTTTTCTCTTTTTGTCCATATTTAATCTATTTCAATTTTATTCTTTATATATTAAAAATTTGATCGTGTTTTATATAAGAAAACGGAAAAAATGATATAAAATTTAAATGTATCATAACACATAACGATTGTTCATTTATTTAAAATGAATACATTCAACTATCCCCAGAATTTGTATGACATTGTCAACGAGGTTCGTTTGAGTTCACAAGATTCAATTTCTACACACTATGCCACTATTCTTCAAAATGTTCTCAAAAAATACCATATGTGGCCTGCTATGCAAGTCAAAAAATTTTACAATAATAACTCTCTCGTGCTTCTTCATAACTCATACAATTACAACCAAGATGATGTGGTCGGTTTCAAACAAATTTTCGATGATTGCAGAAGTATTGTTCTTGACATGAACACAGATTCAAAGGAAAAGGTTGTTGTTTCATATGCAAACAATATCCCTACCAGGGTAAGTATTCAAGATTATGCAAAAAATATTCATGAAACTGATAAATATCAACAAGCATTCGATGGCACAATGATTACAGTTTACAACTACGATGACACTTGGTACTTTGGAACAACAAGTTGTCCAGATGTTAATCATTCGAGTTTCTACCATCCAACAAAAACACATGGAGAAATGCTGAATGAAGTACTTATGAGACTATTTGCAAATAACTTTACAGATGAAGAAATTCATTATCATGATAAAAAAGACATTGAAAATAAATTGAGAACAATCTTTACATCACATCTCGACAAACAATGTGCATATGAATTCGTACTCGTGCATCATGAAAACAAACATATCATCGACTATTCAAACCTTCTAGGTGAAGGTTACATGACACTTTGTCATATCAATTCGAAAGACAGAGTGACACTGGAAGATATCAATATTCATAATCAACCTTTGTCTTCGATCGGTATTGTTTATCCTATGAATTACGCGAATATTAACGATGCTTATAATGATATGGTGTCGTCTGAATTCTCATATGGATTTATTGTTGCAAAATATCCAGACACTGGTAAGAAACTCTTCAAAATATCACCAGATAGCATTACCTTCAAAGAAGAAACTGATCCATGCAAACCAAATATTTGGCACAATATTCTGTCTGTATATATGAAAAATAGAAAAGACTTTACTATCAAGGATTATATCAATATATATGCAACAGATATTGTTCTACCAATTGACGAACAAGGAAGAACAATGGACCCTACGTATTTGGTACACACAATGATTTCTACACTAAAAGATGTATTGTATAATCTATATGTAGCGACCACAACATACAATCCTAAAACAAACAGGTTTAAGATGAACAAAGAACTCGATTCTCAATTTCCTCCAGTGATTCGATTTCATCTTGCTCAATTGAGATTGAAACAACAATCTGATCAATATCAGCATTTTCTGAGACCAAAGGATGTGTATCAATACATTTGCAAAAACAATAACATCAAAAATATCAAACTACTCGTAAATCTTCTAGCAACAAACGGAGGATACAATATTTCTGAAAGGGCAAGCGTATGCATTACTGTTCTTAACAATGTACTTTAAATATAAATTGAGTATGTATAAACACCAGAAAACAAAATAAAAAATATTTTTTCTTTTTTCAATGGCAAAATTATATTTTCCATATCAATTTAATTAAAAAATGAATAAACAAATTATTGTATCAATCGGCATGTTTATTAAGTTAAAAGAAATATATTCATTATTGTATCATGATAAAATTTACAATTTGCAAAACAAGATTATGAGGAGAAAGTATGATAATAATTCACTTCATAAAATTCGTCCAAAATATATTATTATTGAAGAAACACCAAAAATAAAAGAAGAAGATATTACAACTTTGGAAATTATAACAGAAGAATGCTATGAAATTGTAGAAAATAATTCATTTTCAGAAGAGGATTTCTATCATGTTAATTACAACGAATAAAAACTATTCAAAAACTTTTTGGTTTTTCAAAGATCCTAGACACTATAGGGGGGGAGAGAGGGGGTCAAAAAGTAGTAAAAATGGTGCGAATCTATAGTATTTAAAGTTTTTATTTTATAAGCATATTATAAAGAAAGTAGTAAAAAGTAGTTTATGGTATTTTTTACTTGCAAATATTGTACATATTTTTCAGATAGAAAATACAATTTACAAAAGCATATTGGTAGAAAACATTCACAAATAAATGAAAATAATGAACTTTCAAATATTGTACAAAATGTTACCCCAAACTTACAAAATGTTACCCCAAACTTACAAAATGTTACCCCAAACTTACAAAATGTTACCCCAAACTTACAAAATGTTATCCCATGTGTTTTATCTTGTTCAAAATGTAATAAAATTTATAAAACTGCAAGGCATTTGGATAATCATGAAAAAAAATGTAATAAGGTTGACAGTCTTACTTGTCCAAGATGTATGGTTTCTTTTTCGAATAGACATCATAAATCAAGACACATTAAAGCAGATAAATGCAAGGCAAGAAGCATAATTCATGCTCGAACACCAAACATTCAAAACATAACGAATAATATTCATAATAATATTCAAAATAACAACTGTGTAACAAACAACAATCAGATTATTATCAATAATTTTGGTTCAGAAAGAATAGACCATATTTCCCATGAAGAAATAGTTAAAATATTATCAAGTGGAATCAATACATTACCAATGTATATAAAAAAGAAACATTTTGATAAGTGTTTTCCTGAAAACAGAAATATAAAATACACTACAGAAAATAAATGTAAAGTATTTGAAGATAATAGTTGGAAGGATAAGGATCTCGGATTATTGTCTTCTACGTTAGTTCAAGATAATACAGAAGTCCTTCTTTTATATTGTGATGACAAAGACGAAAAAGTATTAAATACGATCCAAGATATTGACAAATATGAAAATATCAAAAATAAACTCTTTATTCTTTATAATAAAACTGATAGTATAAAATATAATACAATAATAACAAAAATAAAAGATCTTATTAAAAACTGTGAACTAGAAGAAATAGGATGAAAATAGAAAACTTTTTGATTTTTCAACAATCTTAGAAACACTATGGGGGGGAGAGGTGATAAATAAGTCAAAAAATGGTGTAGAAAAGATATAAAAAGATAAAGAAAATCTTACTGTATATATAGTGTAGTGATAAGAATGCCATTTCCTTTTACTAAATGCCAATTTTGTGAATATAAAACTGACGTAAAATGTAATCTTATAAGACACCAGAATGCTAAACATAAAGACAAAATATATGATAAAATATCAATTTTAGAAAATGTACAAAATGTCTCCCCAAACGTACAAAATGTCCCCCCAAATGTACAAAATGTCCCCCCAAACGTACAAAATGTCCCCCCGTGTATTTTGTCTTGTTCAAAATGTAATAAGATTTATAAAACTGCAAGGCATTTGAATAATCATGAAAAAGTTTGTAATAAAGTCGACAGTCTTACTTGTCCTAGATGTATGATTTCTTTTACAAATAGAAAACATAAATCGAGACATATCAAAGCTGATAAATGCAAAGCAAGAAGTATAATACATGCTCGAACACCAAACATTCAGAATATTACAAATATTGAAAATCAAACTATAAATAATATCAATAATCAAATAAATAATAATATAATTATCAATAACTTTGGAAGAGAAAGAATCGATCACATATCTGATAGAGATATACATAAAATGTTGATTAGTGGTGCAAATACAATTCCTTTGTATATTGAAAAAAAACACTTTGACAAAAACTTCCCAGAAAACAATAATATAACTTTTACAAACGAAAATAAATGCAAGGTACTAGAAGACAATATTTGGAAAGAGAAAGACTTGGGAGTAATATCATCAAAACTTGTTCATGATAATACTGAAGTACTTTTACTTTACTGTGAAGATAATGAAGTTGAACTTTCAAATTGTATAGAAAATAAGGAAGTTCTTGATCATATAACAGACAAGTTAATCATAATATATAATAAATCTGATGCAAAAAAATATAACGAAGTTCTTAGCAAAATAAAAGAACTTGTCAAAAATAATAAGATTTCATAACTTTTTAAG